GCGTCACAACGGCTATCACTGGCGCGACAACCTTTGATATTGGTGACGGAACTGATGTGGATTGTTGGGGGGCCGCCATTGATATAGCGGTCAACACCACAACGGATGCGTCAAAGTTTACCATTACGGCACTGCCAATTTACAGCACTGCAACCAGCATTGTTCTGACTGCTAATGGCTCCAATTTTACTGGTGGTGCCGTCAAATTGGTCCTGCACTACATTGATCTTCACGCGCCAGCAGCATGATCCTCCGCTTCACCATCCTCGCTCTGGCTTTGACCGCCTGCACCTCGACTCCCCGGAATCCTCAATCCGCGGTGGAGCGGGAGATCAATGCTTGTTTGCCGGCGGCCATCACTATGCGTGAGGGGTTAGTCGAAAGCGGGGTCTGGTCCGAGGTGCTGCTGGTGGAGTGGCGGGACTCGAAGCCGCGGGGGCATGCCTATGCCGTCTACCTTTACCCTCCGGGACGCAACCAGCTGTGGGCCTATGATCGGGATTGGGGCAGCACGCGGGTGCGGGCGGTCAAGACTGATGCCCTGGCGGTGGCCAAGGCGGCCAATACGAGCCGCGCCATCTATGGCCCGATCACCCGAGCGGAGTATTTGCAATGATCCCCGAGAGCCACACTTTTGCTCCTTTGTTGAAGGGCGTTACCGGGATGGTGGCGTCTTTTGGGGGGGCGTTTATCACGCTNATGTCGCACGTGGAGATTNTGCTCCGGGTGCTGGGCGTGGGGATCGGGGTGGCTTGTGGCGTGGCCTCGCTGGTTTCGATCATCCGCAANATGCCGCCGCGTAGAAAGGGCCGCCTGCCATGAGTGACATNAAATTCCANGACTACAACCGCATCGTCAGCCAGGTGGTGGCGGTGGCCATGGGGCCGGACGGGAAGCCGGCGCTGATCTCCGCGGACAAGCCTGCCGGCGCGACCGTCGAGGGCTTTACCTACAACGTGAGNGCCCAGCCTACGGCGATTGCTTACTACTCGGNATTTGATCCGGTCACCGAAACCCCGAGCGGTCTGATTGCNACGAANAACNTCATCTGGAACACGTCCGGCAACGGCGCCGGCCAGCCCAAGTTTATTTATTGGACGTGAGCAGCTACGCTTACAATCCGTTCACCAGCAACCTGGATCTCGTAGGCTCCGGGGCGAGCTACATCGATGGGGTAGTGGCCACGCCGGCATCATTGCCGGTCACTCTAAATACGCCCGCGCTCGACGCGGTTTACTTGGCCAAGGCCGGCTCGGGCGTCTGGCTCATTTCACGCCGGCCCGCGGGACTGTATTGCCGCGTTGCCAACAATGGAAATGTGAACGATTGGCAGCATCTCGGGGCTTTTCCCGAGGTGAATTCTTCCGCCAACTGGGAACTGTATGATGGAAGTGATCCCACAAAAGAATTGAAGTTCGACCTCTCGGGCATCAGCACGGGGACCACCAGGACATTAACCGCCCCGAACGCCTCCGGGACCATCGCTCTTACCAGCGGAACAACCTTCACCACGCTTGCCGCAACGAACGGCACGATCACCGCGAGTGCGCCCGTGCTGGATCTTTCGCAGACTTGGAACAACGGCGCGGTGACGTTCACAGGACTCGCGGCAACCATCACGAACACTGCCAGCGCAACAGGCAGCTTGGTCGCAAGGCTCACGGTTGGAAGCACCAACGTCTTTGAGGTAGATGGTCGCGGGTTCACCACACTTCGCAAAGTCGCAACGTCCGCTGATTTCGTTGATATATTTACGGTTCGGCGTGGAACGACCAAAGTTTTCGGCGTTCGGGACGATGGAGCTACCCAAGCTACGGGCTTTTCATGCGGTGCTGGAGGCGATGGAGCGTCCAACATGAATTCAAGCGGCTTTGGCGTTCGCTCGTCTGGCTCGTATAGCATTTCATCGGACAGCGCGGCATTTAATCCAGACGTATTTTTGCGCCGTGATGCAGCGGGAGTGTTCGCGCAATACAACGCGGCGAATCCACAGGCATACAGATTATATTCGACCTTCACTTCCACAACGAATTTTGAACGCCTAAACATCGCGGCCCAAACAGGCGGCAGCTTCATCATCGGCACCGAAAAAGGATCGGCTGGCGGCACGGCGAGGGCTTTGGAGTTTCAGACGGATGGGGTGACGCGGCTGACCATAGGCACAGACGGAACGTGGAGCGGCCCAGCGAGCGCAAATCTTGTCATCGCAGCGCGTGGAACAGGGGCGCTAACTTTCGACGGCAACGAAATGTATCTGGCACGCCAGATGAACGGACAAGGTAACAACCTATACAATTTTGCAACCATTGGCTTTGGAAACGCATCGTCCGTTGGCGATGCAGTGTTTACTCGGGACGCAGCAAATACAATCGCCCAACGGCGGGGGACAAACGCACAGACTTTTCGGGTTTACAATACCGTCAGCGGAACCAGTAACGTCAATTTTGAACGCACTAATTTCCGCTGGGCGTCAAATGAGTTTATCATTGACGCCGAATTTGGCGGCACAGGCACTTCATTGCGCGGCATCAAGATCGGCTCCGCGACATCCTCGCTGCTTGGCTTCTACGGCGTCACGCCCGTCGATCAGCCAGCCACAGTTGCCGATCCCGCTGGCGGCGGAACCGTGGACACCGAAGCCCGCGCCGCGATCAACGCCATCATTGACCGCCTGCAAGAACTTGGACTCATCGCGTAACTCTTATGTTAGACAACCCAACACCCATAACCACCGAACCCATCCCAGCGAAGGTGTTCGATAAACTCCATGTCTACAGCCTTATGGCCATCCAGCCGACAGCAGACAGTGGATCAATCACAGTTGAGCTTCTCCCTGCCACAGAGAGCGGCGAACTGGCAACAGGCGACAAGGTGCAGCGCATCTCGGCTCCGCTCTACCCAGCGATGAGCGAGGTGCCCGAACTTGCCGCAGCTTTTGCGGCGGTTATCGCCGCGATCCCTGCGACCCAAGCATGGCTCGCCGCGCAAACCACGGAGGACGCACCAAGTGAGTAACGTCACGCTGACATCCGAGCAGGCCCAGGTGGTCATGCAGTGCCTCGATCACGCGGTGAAGGCCGGCGGCCTCAATGCGGCCTCGACCATTTTGCCTTTGGCCGTAGAAATCCAGAAGCAACTTGCCCCGCTTGAAAAACCCGCGGAGGATTAGTCGAAAATTATGAACGCACTGTTGGCAAAAATCGCGGGAATCTCCGTTGCTCTGTGGCAGTTTTACATGCCGCTGCTGCGAGAGATTTTCACTACTGGGGCCACGGTCTTGCTGCCTTTGGCTCTCGACGTGGTTCGCTCACTCAACAAAACCGATCTCCCCGGCGGAGCGAAGCGCGACCAGGCATTGCTTTCGCTTAAACGTGCCGCGTCCCAAGAGGGCATCAAGGCCAGCGAATCGCTGCTCCGGTGGACCATCGAAAGCGCGGTGCAGCGCGTGAAACTACTCAAATGAAAAAGTGGATACTCCCATTCCTATTGTCCCGAGCGGGCGGCATTCTCACCCCGATCATCGCCACGGTGGTGGCGGCGATGGTGACCAAGGTGGCGGCTTTCGACGCGGGGCTGGCCTCGAAGATCGACCCCGCGGCCATCACGGGTTTTATCACCGCGGCTCTGATAGCCGCGGTGAACTACTGGACCAACAAGGAAAACTCGGACGGCGTGAAGCAGATCCAAGCCGTGGTGAACGCCCCGGTGGATGGCTATGCCGGTCCGCTGACCTACACCGAGGTCAGACGCGCCGTGCCGAATTCATAATCAAACAAAACCCAGAGGACCGGCGGCCGTTTTGGAAGCGGCTGCTGTCCTCGCTGCACTTGGACGTGGATCTCAAGGCGCGGCGGTTCTGGGTGAAAGGAAAGGCTGACTTTTGAAAGAACAATTCCAAGCGATGTTGGACAAGGCCGGCGTGAAACATTTCACGGCGGATGAATTGTTTTTCCGCGGGGCGAGCGACGAGACGCACAATTTGAACACGGACCCACCGCGGGCACTGTGGAAGAACATGATCCCGACCGCGGTGGCCGCCAATGAGGCCAGAGAGAAACTGGGCGTCCCGATCAAGGTTCGCTCGGCCTACCGCTCGCCGGCGTACAACCGGCGGATCGGCGGGGCCAGGGCCAGCCAGCACATGAAATTCACTGCGCTGGATCTCGGGACGGACAAGCCGGCGAAGCTGTACAAGATCCTCTTGGAGATGCGGCGGGACGGGAAATTCCGGGGCGGGCTGGGATTGTATCGCAGCTTTGTCCACCTCGACACCCGGGGCGTCAACGCGAACTGGGCAGCTTGACGGCCTTGGCGAGGGCTTTGGCCATGGTATCAATCGATACCGCGGTGTAGCGGTTGCTCATCTTGACGCTATCGTGGTCGCAGATCAGCTGGCGGACGCGCTGATCGATGCCGGCTTCGAGGAGCAGGGAATTGGTGGTGTGGCGAAAGCTGTGAAAGGTTTTGTCGGTGATGCCGCGGCCTTCGCCGCGCTTGGTGGTGCGGACGCGGGTGATGCCGGCGCGGTCGAGCAGCTGGGAGAAGTGTTTGCTGGCGGTGCCGTGTTCCATGGCCGCGAGGGTAGGGGTGATCGGGCCTTTGCCGCGGAGCGTGCGTAACTCTCCCATGAGCGGGACGGTGACCAGCTTGCCGAGGCGGGATTTTTTCTGGGGCAGGAACTGGAGGTTGCCGGCGTGGATCTCCTCGAAGGTCCGCCGGCGGGCGTCCCCGAGGCGCATGCCGTAAAGCAAGCCGAACAGGCAGGCGGTGCGCCATTCGCCCTCGGCCACGGAAAAGATGGCGGTGATCTCGTCCTGGCTGAAGGCTTTGCGGCCCGAGGGGGTGTGGTCCGCGGTCATGCGGAAGAGGGCCGCGGGGTTGGCCTCGACATTGCGGAGGTGCATGGAGCGGGTGAAGACGGCGCGGATGGTCTTGGTGATCTGCTGGGCGCTCCGGGTGGACAGGCCGCGCTTGATCATGCCGTGGTAGAATTCGGAAATGTCATCGGGCGTGATGGAGCGGAGGTCATGGCGTGTGCGCTGGCCGAGGAAATCCGCGAAGTGGGATATGTGCTTGGTATAGCTCTCCATGCTTCGCGGCTTGGCCGTCTTGGCCGCCAGATAGCCCTGGGCGGCCTTTTCCCACGTGGAGCGGCGTCTGGCCGCGGACATGCCGGCGGCCCGTAGCAGGGCGTCCAAGCGCGATTGTGCCCACACGCTGTCCGGCGTTTCGGAGCGTAGCTCTCGGCCTACAGCTTCCATTTCATCGGCCACGCGCTGGGCGGTGCGGCGGGCGGTCTTGAGTGGTAGCTTGGTGGAGCGTATGGTCTGGCGCCAGAACCCGCCCTGGGGGTGATCGGGTGCCGCCACCCAGACGCGCATGCGGGCCAGCCAGAAGGGGGAGTTGGGCATGGTGGTCAGCGAGGCCATGGGGCGAAAGTTAGCACAGCAATTTGTACATGCAATAGAGGTTTATTTAGCACTTTTCGGGGCGCTTTTCTCTGTAACAGAAGGCATGG